TCCTTTTACTAAGGTGTGACCTTGTAGGCTTATTTTTTCCGTTGAAATCTTTGCCCCGCCACCTACAGCAAAATAATCGTTACCTACTCCATTAATGTAAAAGCCTGTAAAAGATACAGGGTTTGAAGAATCAAAATTAAAACAATGTTCAATGTTTCCGCCTCTGTACCAACGATTAAATGAATACGAAGATGTCGATTGATTTCTGTAAGCGTATGAACTTGTACTTTCTCCTATGGTAACTATTCCTTTTCCAATAAATCCACCGCCATTCGTTCCGCCCGTGTCGAAACATACATCAGTTGTCGAACCTGACTTATAAATTTTAAATGCGCTGGCGTTAAACCTACCCATTAATTCAATTTGCCCGTAACTTCCAATTTTAAAAAATGGTAAATTACCGCCTGCTGTATATCCAATTACTTTGAATATATCGGTTGAATTATAATTACTTCTATTTAACTTTAATTGCCCTCCTGAATCAGTGTCAAAAGTTAATAAATTAGCATCTAAATTAACCGTTCTTGCGCCCGACAAAGTACCGTTTGCCGTATATATTGAATCGCCCCCACTCGAAAGCGCGGCTATTGCTTGCTTTACTCTCTCGGGTGTCCATCTCTTTACCGTTGTAACTGTTCCCGCCTCGGCCTCGCTTTGTGTAACTGCGGGCACCTGGTTATTGTAGGCCGTTTCAATTGCTGAGTCACTAGGGGCCAAAGTGCTTTTGTTAACCGCCTGAGGCTGGCCGTTTGCGTCGCCTATCCATACATTATTTTGGGCTATGTTTGGCAAGCCCGCGGCCCGTGCTGTGTTGTATATTAATATTTGCCCGCCCGTTGCGCTGCTTTTTAAAACTTTGGCTATCCTTTGAACTATTGAACTGCCCCCCGTTGGCCTTGTTGCTGTAAGCCCTCCCGCTGAGGTTGCCAAATAAAGGTCGTTACCTACGCTAAAAGCGCTCGTATCAATTCCCTCAAGCTTTCCAAAAGTAATTATTGTTTTACCGTCTGTAGCGTTGAAAGGCTCAGCCGTAAACCCAATAACGGGGGTTGTGCCCGCCGCGCTTGCGTTGGCCTCTTCCACGGTGTGTAAATCACTGTCAAACCCTACTAAATAAACAGGCTTTCCCTTTGCTATGGTTCCCGCACTTGCCTTTTTACCGCTTATTACAACATTTGACTGCTCAGCAAATAAGTCCCAGTCGGCTGTATTGAAAGCCCCTGGGGTTGTGTCTTTATTGGCAAAGTATAAAGAGCCGTTATAGTTTACCCCTTGACTAACTTTGTAAATTACTCCCGTGTCGTAAGCCTTTAAACCCACGAGGGCGTTATCCGTTGTTTTATTAAAATTACTTTCGGCCAAGTTTTCGGCCATTTCTCGCACGTCTTGGGGGCTTATTGCTTGGGTTGTATTGTCGGCCAAAGTTGTGGCCGCTTGGCTTATTAAGTCCGCTTTACTCTTATTTACTGCCATAATTTTATTTTTTTAGTTAAACCCTGTAAAATCAAACCCGCCCGTAAAACCATTACCCTGTAAAGGCGTGGTTATATCTTTTGTTCCTGGTTTTACTGATTCATTAATATAAAAATTTGTTATATTATTTCCTTTTTGTTTCGTGTATTTTATAACGGTTCCCGCTGGTATGTTTTTAACCACGTAACCCAAAACGGGGTTATCTGTTAGCAATTTAACTATATTACTTGTATTTCCATAAAGTAAGTTGCTTAAATCGAATATATTTTGGCCCTCTATTGTTTTGTATTCTTCCATAATTATTTTATTACTCGTTCCCCAGTTACGTAAACTTGCTTATTTTGAACCGCTATTTTTTGCGCTTTGTAGCCGTCGGCCTTGAGTGCAATTTGAATACGACTTTTTAAACGTTGTAAATTTCCTGAGCTGCTCACGTACTTTTGAGCGCCCACGCCTAAAGTGGGGTTTTCTTTATACCAGCCCGCAAAGCTAAAAACCAAATCTTTTACGTGTTGCGTGTCGCTGTCAGCCGCTAAAATGTCGCCTGTTATTGGATCAATAAAAAGCTCGTCCACTCCCGAGGCTGTCGCTGTTAATTTTATGTCTTTTACGTTAGCCATGTTTTACGTTTGTATTTTCTAAATCACTTTTTAAAGTCGTTGGCACTATTGGAACCTCAGGGGTAACCGTTGGCGAGGTTGGCACGGGTGGCAGCGGCCCAGGTGCGTAAATGTGCGTATGAGTGTTAAACTTTGTTATTAAGTCGTTTACTTTATTTTCTAGCCTGTTAAACTTGCTAACGGCCTCCTCTATCTTTATAAGCCCCCCAAAGTCGCCCCCGCGTATTTTTACGCTTTCAATTTCTGAGTATAAGGAAATAAAAGCCGTGTTACGACTTAAAAAGGTAGCAATTACCGCCGAGCCAATAACGGGGGTAATTAATAAAGGGGTTTCACTTGCCCCAGCTATTAAGCGGACCGCTAATAAATTCGGATCGCCATTTAAAGGCTCAAGCTCGGCCAAATTATCAGAGTCAATAAATACCACTTTACAGGGCAAAGAATAAACCTCCTCGCTATTTGCTGCAAGTTGTTTAATTAAGTCGCCTATGTTTTGCGTATTCATTCCCCTAATGCTTTTTGTATAAAGTTTCCGTTTGCGTCCTCTACTAAGTCGTAAACTTTTTGTTTTATGTATATTCTTTGCCGCCCCCCTGTATTGTAACCAAAACGAGTTAAAACCCTGGTTACTAAGTAAGCGCCCGACTGCTCGGGAATAGTTCTATTTATTAGCTCCACTATGTCGCCATGATTTACCAAAGGGCTTACAAAAGTCGTAAAATTCCCCTCGTAGCCTGAGTATTTTAATTCATCTTTTAAGCGGTCCGCCGTGGCTTGTAAATCTGTTAAACTGTAATTATTAAAATAAAGCGTTCTTGTTTCCCCGTCCTCGTCCCCAGCCGTGGCCTCTAAAGTGTTATTTTTATTGTCTATACTTTTACAAATAACTTTTATTTTTCTTTCGCTCTCGTCTATAAATTTAAGGCTGTCCCCGTTTATTAAACTGGGCGTGTTAAATTCAAAGCGGTTAACTTTTTGTAAACTTGGGTTTACACTGAGGCCCACGTATAAAACGCCATTTCTAAAAAAACTAAAAATCCCGTGGTTTTTGCGTAGCTCGTCAAGTACCGCCGCTGTGCTTGCATTTTTAATTCTAAACTGTCCTAAATTTTGCTCGGCTGTTATTTCGTAGGCTATGCCCTCAGGAATAATTTTTTTTAAAAGCTCGCTCAATTTAGGGTTTTCTAAACTTAGATTTAATCTATTTTTTTTTAAACTATATACTTGGTCCTCAACTTCAAAAAGTATAGGGAATTTTGTTTTTACGCTTTTTATAAACCCCGTAAAAAATTTAGTAATATTTGCGTTATAGCCAACGGAAACCTCTACGGCGTCGCCAGCTTTAAAAAGTGCATTTGTTCCCCTTGTTATGTTTGGAACGTCCTGGCCGTCCTGGTTTACGTATCTTATTCGCTTGGGAATTATTATTTTTCCCGAGTCCAGCAAATTATCATAGCTCGAGTCAATAGTTACCTCGTGGCAAAAGGTAAAAACTTGGGTATTTAGTTTTATTTCGCTGTCTAGCCTTAACATTAAATTTCGTTAATTGTTAACTGTATTGGATCGTCACTAATTGCCTTTATTTCGAAAAGCTGTACATTTTCCGTACCCTCTACTTGGGGTAAATTTACGCTTTGAATAGTCAAATACTGAATATTAAAATTATCATTTAAAAACCTCGAAAATATTTGTATTGAGTCGGGAACTTCGCAATATTCCACGAGTTGCAACACTTGCTCTTCGGGGTATCTTTGGCCGCTTTGGTCAACAAGTGCCCCCCGTATTGTAATTTCGTAGTCGTTTTGTGAAATGTATTCCTTTACCGAGCCGTTAACCCCTTGTATGTTTGTTGTAATTATTTGCTTTGTAATTGAAACGTCGCATAAAACAGTGTCAATTTTAAACCCTGAGTCGTCGGCGGTGTTTGTAAATAGTTGCCCGTATTGGATAGTATTATTTTTCTTATCGACATAGGCCCCAGGGTTAAATTCGATATTCATAAAAACAGGCGTACCCAAATATGAAACCCCCCTTTGTGTGTCGGCCTCCTCCTCGCCAAAGTTGTAAAGCTTAGTTTTTAAAGCTTGTAAGCCGAAACCTTTTAAAACTAAAGAGGGCTTTACTTTTGGAAAATCTTTCGCTACGTCCCTGGGAAAGCTTGCAAGTCCTACGTTATATTCACTTATTGCCATAATTAAACTCCCGCTATATTGTTAACATTATTAACCGCACTAAATAAAGCTTGTGCAACTTGGTCTTTTATTTTTCCTGTAAGGTCCTCCACGTCCGTGGCTGTGATTGTCATATTTTCAATAAGTTTACCTATATCTATATTTATATGCGTAGGGCGCCCGCTTTTGATGCCGTCCACGCTTGTAGTGCTCTTTTTTGTTCCCGTGGTTCCGCTTGCCATTCCTGAGGCTGCCCCTGGCTTTTTTGCAAAGTTATATTTTTCAAAAGTTGTTGCAAAGTGCCCCCCTGTCATTGGATCGGCCCCAGGCTTTGCCCCTACTGTTCCAAAAAGTTTATTTGCCAAAGTTCCGACGCTCAAATCTTGGCTCATTGTTTCGCTAAAAGCATTTGCCGCCGCTTTCCCCGCTCCTCTCATTCGTCCGTATCCTTTGGCTATCATATCAGAGTCAAGCGTAAAAGCGCCCTGTAAAATGTCTTTTAAGCCCATAGCCTCCTCTTTTATATGGGTAAAAACAAATTTTACCGAGGCGAAAAGGGCTTGAAAGGTAATTATAAGCCCGTTTATTGCTCCCTTTATTAGCTCAAAGGCTAGGCCTAAAGTAAAGCCAATGACTCGGGAAAGTACTTTTATTTTTGGTATTAAGACATTTTTTAAGTAAAGCCCCAAGCCTGTTAAAACAACTCTAAACATTTCGCCAAAGGTTGCCCCCTCTCCAAAACCCTCAGAAATAAACCCGAAACCCTCGGCCAAGCCTGTAAACAATTCAATAAAAACGTTTTTTATGGGGTTAATTACATTGTTTACTATCATGTCTTTGTGTGCCGTCAAGAAATTAACAAAACGAGTAAAAAGCCCCATTACTTTATTTACTGTAGGGAGTAAGGCCCTCCCTAAGCTTAGTTTTAACTCTAAAATTCGATTATTAAAACGGTTTAACCTCGCCTGGCTGCTATTTACGGCCTTGGGTAGATCCTTTGCAAATGTTTTTTTAAGCTCCTTACTAAAAGCGGGCAAAAAGTCCTCCGACATTAATTTGCCGTCGGCCATTAGCTTCATTAGTTCGCCCTTTGTGGTATTCATAGCCCGCGCGGCTATTGATAAAGCCCCAGGTATTCGCTCGCCTAATTGGCCGTTTAATTCCTCAGCCGAAACCTTGCCCTTACTCATAATTTGGCCAAGTGCTAAAAAAGTTCCTTTTGTTTGCTCGGCGCTTAAGCCCATAACCGTGGAGGCTGTAGCTACATTTTTAAATAACTGTCTTGCGCCCTCGCCCTCCATGGTCGAATCTTTAAAGGCCCCCGCCATGGTCTTAAAACCCTCGGCGCTTTCCCTAAGGGGTAAACCTAGCTTTAAAGCTTGCTCGCGAATAAAGCGCATATTAAAAGCGCCCTCCTTAGCTGAGCCGCTCGCGGCGTTTATTGCATTTTCTAAGCTTTCGAAATTTCGGGCCACTCTTACCGAGTCGCTGGCTATTG